CGCTAAAAACTGTGTTAATTTCTCACAATCACTTTATTGATACCGGAGCGGCGATACAGATAGGTCCTGTCTATGGCGAAATCTGTAATAACGTAATGAGTGGAATCGGTGGAGCTACCATTCTTGGAAATCCGATATCAGCCATCCATGTTGGAACATCCCAATATAATGAATCAATAAGATGTTCCATTCACAACAATCAGATGGATTTGAATGCAACCTACGATGGCATTGAATCTACTGGAATAAGGATCACAGACGAAGGTTCTTATACTACTGATAGTTATGTAAAGTACGTCTCAATAAAGAACAATCTTATCAAGGGTGGATTCTCATCGGGGATACAAGTTACGACTCCTCCCTCTCCAACCGGAAGTATTGTCATTTCGGAAAATATGATCGTAAGAAGTTCGACAGTCGGAACGCAGCAAGCCATAAAAATTTCTTATGAGACGGATGGTTATGGTGGGAATGAATGGACGGAAGTTTATAACAATGAAATTATTCATTTAGATGGAAACGATCAACAATCAATTGATGTTTCTGGGATAGGATTAACGGCAGCACCAAGGACCAAGGTAATAGGAAATAAAATAACTACTATGGCAACATTAACCGCCGAATCAGCAAGTTATCAAAAAGCTGGTGGAGTTATTTATCTTCCATGGAATCAACCAGGAAAAGCCATCGTAAGAAATAACTACAAAAATGGTGCGAGAATAGGAAAAAGGCAAGTTCTGGGAGTTACGGGTGCAGGTGTGGCAGATGGTACAACCGCAGGAAAGGCAAAAACGACCAATTCAGTTAAAATCTCATATGATGATTTCGTAGTAACAAAGGCGGGAACCGATGATCTATTTGATTTAACTGGAGTAAGCACAACAGGAGTGCAATATTGTAAAGTCCTTCTTTGTATTGATTCAGATGGGGCAGGAAATATAGTTGTTGGAATTAAAGTAGCGGCTCAGATCGATGCGAGAATCCCACAGATCGGAATAGACAGTGATTGGGTGCCAGTGGGAGTTGTCGAGATAGGAATTAACTATGCCGGTGGAGATTTAGCTGGATTTGTTTTCTATGACATCATCGGAGAATGGGATTATTGATCCATGATTGCACAGCATAGGAGAAAATCACGGAGATAGCAGCATAATGCCTGAATGGTTAATTTCAATATTGGTCGGAGGAGTGATTATGGGATTAATAGCGGTAATCTACCAAGGAGTTCTTACCAAGTCTGAACATGCTGAACTCTGTAAAAAAAACATGGGTGAAAGTCAAGAAAGTATGAAGAAATTTATTAAGGATGAATTCAAAGATGTAAAGGAATATTTCGATCTCAAGATTGAGAATGTCGTATTGAAGGAAATCAGGAAAGCTAATGGAATGAAAAATGAATGATAAAGAATTCCTAACGGCCTCACAAGAGAAATTGTGTGATCTCTGTTTTAGAGTAGCAGCACTTTACAACAGAAGAGAGAATCTTATTAAAGATGACATGGCATCTCTTGGGATGAGACTGGATATTCCAATTAAGGTACTACTTGACGATTTGAAGCAGTGGATACTGAAGAATGAATAGGATAGAATTTTCTCACAAAATTGCCCTTCTTCTTTGTAGAATGGTTGTGGCAGGAGAAGCTCCTATCGGAGACGGGTGGAAGAGATCAAGAGAAGAACAAAAACGGTATTTTGATCTTGGTCTATCTCAGTGTGATGGGACTATTAAGATTAGCGATCACCAGATAGGAAGAGCATTGGATATCTTCTTTCAAGATGTTGGAGACATTGACAAGGATGGGATTACAGCCGAGCTCATACCACCTTTGCGCGGCTGGGACTATTGGCATAATGAGTGGTTTAAGATGGGGGGAAAGCCATTGGTCATCTTTTCTAACGGGAATAAGGATTATCCGCATTTTGCGGGATGAAAGGAAAGATATGACTAAAAAAGAACTCATTGGATGTATTGCTGGAATAATTGCACTAATCTCTGTTTGTTTTGGGGTTTATTTTTGGTTTGAGGGACATTATTGCCTTGCGGAAGATTTTCAACGTTTTGCTCAAAGTACAAAATATGAACTCAAATCAAATCAATTAGAGAAATTAAATGAACGGAGTTGGCAGTTACAAAAAAGAATTGAACAGAACCCAAAAGATGAAACAGCCAAAGAGGATTTGGACAAGATTAAAGAAACTAAAAAACAATATGAAAAACAATTAGACGAGTTGGGAAAGGTAAAATGAAAGATCATCTTGGTTTAGAGAAATACCGAAAGGCTGACTATATAGTGAAGGTTGTTAAACTCTGCCCTAACTGCCTCTGTCCCATAGAGGCAATCATTGGGGGCAAGAAAAAGAAAAAGGGGGTGAAGAAATGAATGAGATTCAAATAGGAAGATACACGCTGCCGATTATCCTGATGGTGTTTCTGGCATTGATCTACAAACCCTTTGATAAGCCGGATGGGAGCTCCAAGATACCAGATTGGGGGAAGATCTATATCGCGGTGCTTGTCGGGATAGGGTTAGGAATCCTGGCTCTATTTATGGCCGGAGTCCCTGCGACACTGATTAATATTGTTGGTTATATTCTTGATGGCTTCTATATCGGAGCTGGAGCTGTGGGGATTTTTAATATGGCTAAGATCACCCCGGGGGTGCCTATCTCTCCACCTAAATAGGAGAAGGGGCGGTCACTGGACCGCCCTATTCTTTTCTCCTAAAATCAAATACTTCTTGCCTTAGACGTTTAACACTTATTTCACAATATTTAGGGTTAATTTCTATCCCGATAGATTTACGGTTTAGGTTCTTAGCTGCAACACAGGTTGTGCCAGAACCGAGGAAGGGATCGAAAATAAGTTGCATCTCAGTAGAGAGGAGTAAAATCAATCTTTGTATTAACTCTATTGGCTTTTGATTTGGATGGAATTTAAGGAAACTATTGGCCCCATTTTGTGGAACTGCGATTTTCCAAAGGTCTGTGCATCTTCTCCCATTCGGATTTGGTTCCCATGTTCCTTTATTTAACCGTTTCGCAAGGGGATTTGCACGACCTAACTTCTGAATCTTGCCATAATCTGATTCTTTATATTGGTATGGTTCTCTGAAATTATCCATTTTAAACTGTCTAATTGATTGCCCAAGTATTAAAATATCTTGATGTATTCTTGTTAAACCTTGAGATACCATCGGCTGGTTATATTTAAACCATATAATGTATCCGATTATTTTTTTATTCGGAAATGACATGAACCATTCAAATAATTTACTTGGATATGCAATTATAGCAATCGGATTGTGATCAGATATTCTTTTTATTTCTTGCCAAACTTTCTTGTCTGGATTAACATCATGGTCATTAAGATTTGTTCCAAATGGCGGGTCAGTTACCACCAAATCCACACTCTCAGGCTCCATCAGGGGCATGATTTCAAGGCAATCGCCACAATATATCGTTGCCCAATCGTCTTGGTAAAAGAGATAATCTTTAAGTTGGCTCATATTAATCCAAAAAAGGGCGGCCATTCGGTGAATATGGTCGCCCTTTCTCTTGTTTTAAGGCCATTCTGGCTATGCCCAGGGGATTAAACTCTCCTGTGCCGCATTAATTCTCGCCTTATATTCTTCCTTGGTCTGTTCTGGAAGGTTCATATTCGCGATGCCCTCTGCGATGATAGGACCCAACTTCAAGGCAGTCTCAACGAGTAGGACAAAAAGGCCAGCCATTTCCGCTGTAAATACAATAGCTTTGGGTTGTTCTTCGGGCATGGTTAAATACCTCCTTTTTTAAAGATTCCAAGATCATACCCCACATTGATGAATTCAAGTAGGATCGTGGTGTAACTGTTGATAAGTTCGTTATATTTCTCCTTCCATGAATTCTGCTGAATGGCATCATCCGTCTCAATAGCGGCATCCAAGGCACTTCCGGCCAGAATATAGGGTTTCCGGGCCTTATTGTAGGAATCCTTCAACTTCTGGCAATTCTCAGGGGTAATGAGTTTGGTATCGCAAGCCGTCATTGCCTGAGCCTTGTATAAGTTGAGTGTCTTTGCCCCAGTCTCATAGTTAGCAACCGCCGCCCCCCTCCACCCCGCGCAACTTATAGCAAACAAAACCACCATAGCCAATACTGCCAAAAACTTGAACTTTCTCATAGATTACCTCCTTTTGATTGAGTTTGTAAATAAGTGGGATGCTTCACCAGTTATTTCCCCCCACGGTTATTGCCCACCGTGTACCGGACAAGGTGGTTTAAAGGCTATATCTCCCGCCCATGGAACTTGACAGGTACATTGCATGGCATCACCTCCTTTCAATTGTTAAATTAAATCTCCTTTCTCTTTTGATAGAGTTCTTCATCCTCTAATGCCACAACTTTCTCGTGAGTCCTTTTAAATATCTCATGCCGATCAATCGCCTCTTCCAATTTCTCTACCCTTTTTGCCCATTTAGCATTCACATCCATGAGATCACTGACCATCTCTTGTAATTGTATCTGCCCATTTTTGTAGCCGTCTCGTTCTTCTTGTAACTCCTTTACCTTTTCTTCAAGACTGTGAATATGAGAGAGGAGAGTTTTCATATACTCTATCGCCTTAAAAGGATTGATATAGGTGTATTGAGCATTAACTTCTTTTTCAATCTCCTCAATCTCACTCATCCTTCAACCTCCTTCTGGTTCATCTTCAATTTTTGCATTAATCATTCCTCTCTTACATTTTCCACAAGTAATATCTGATAACATTCCAGTTGCATCCCAAGACATCAGAAAAGAATTTCCGCATTGACAAGTAACTCGTTTGACGGATGGACATTCTTTTGAACTATGCCATGTTCCACATTTGAGACATATTCCCATCTTCCTCCTCCTTCCCAGAATGCTTCACTTCTTTCTAATAATCCACCACCACAATAGAGTTAATTTAACTCTGACTTTCAATTTCAATCTTCCCCACCAACTATATTCTTCCTTGAGATAATCTTGAAAAGTTTTCATCTAAATCCTTCAGGCAGGTCGGGCAGGATTACCTGCTGCATACCACCATCGAGACTTTCATTTTATCCTGCTTTCTTGGTGTGAGTAATTGGCTCTCTCGCATAGCGAGCAGCCACCGACCCGCCTCATTCTCTAAATTAAAGTGGGCAACAACCAGCAGCCATGAATCTTGTGTGGGGTGGGCAGGAGCTGCTAAAGGTGTGCACCTTCTCCTGTTTTCAGACTCAAAGTAGCACAATCATCGTCCACCATCCCTAGCTGGTCCTTATTTGCATGGCTTAGATCGGACTTAATCCGCATAGTTGCCCACCTTATCTTCCCGTTGGCCTACTCTTTGTTTCTGATACTGATTTTACTCCCGGAATTCTCATTTCTTTTTTTAGATGCGTAGCTTGAGAATTTAAGGCTGGCATATTTGGATCTCCATAAGCCAATGGACATCTTCCCTGTCCTATGGCGAGAAAAAGTTCCTTCGGATTTACCACCTCAGCATGCCAGGTTGTGACCATTGCCATCCCATCCAATTCCACTTTCTGGGTTTCCGGTGGGGGGATGTAGATTTCAATCGGCTTCTCCTCAATCGTCTCATCTAAAATTGCCATTGCTTCGTCATGAGCTCCTGCCTTTTCCAGTTCGGTAGCTTGATCGATTCTTTCTTCGACCTCTTTTTTGCGTCTCTCCATCTCCGCAATGATTGCTTCTTGCCGTAGTCTTTCTTGTTCTTCTTCACGCTTTTTATCTTGCTCTCGCTTGTAGTCTACAATCTGAATATCGAGATATGCACGAGCACGGACAAGAGGTTCCTCGGCCTTCTCCCATTTCCTAAGACTTAGAGCTCGGCCTTCATCTGCACTTTTTTTAGTTTCCTTCCATTTCTCTACAATCGGACCGAAATAATCTTTGATCTCTTTACGAGCAGCATCAATCAGAAGGAAGGCTTGGTTAGCCTTAATCAGAGTAGTCTGATCTCTGACAATAATGCCCATGGCTTCGGTTGCGATAGGTAGTGCCTTGGCTTTTACTTCCTCTTCAGGATTCATCACTTCTTTTTTCACAATTTCCACTTGATTGAGTTCGTTCATGGGGTCTCCTTTTTTAATGGATCCAAAACAAAACAGGCTATCCATCGGCCCGTTCCAACTCCTGGATAATGATTCCCAAACATATTCCTTTCGGTACTAAGCCATCTAATGTCACCCAAATTCCGTATTTCTGCGCCAACTTCTATCATCCGATGTATCCATTTATCAATTGGAAAAACGAAAATAACTCTTTTACCTTTTTGATATTCAAGAATTGCTTTATTTACCCATTTGGTAGGACCATTGAACGGAGGGTTAACATAATTGGAATTCCCCCAATCAATTATCAATCCATCAAAATAGTCTGGTTTTGGATAAGGGCAAGGATCAAAATCAAAATGAAATTCATCATCTAACTTCTTATAAACTTCTTTGGGAGTTAACCAGTAATGCTTACCATCTTTTGCTCCATTATAAGACATACTAAAGATTCTCCTTCCATCTCGCACAGGTCAAGGCCGCCAGAAACACGGGTAAGAGATGACGTGGTATTTGTTTTACTGGCTCCAAATTGTAATTTCCGTTCTTGTGTAAATAGAGATCAAATAATTTTTTCACAGGGATATTATTTATTCTTGCCAATTCCCAATAAGCCACTTCTTGAAGTTCATCAATCTTAGATTTTGCTCCAGACTTCCTGTCAATCAAATCCAAATTATCATTTAAAATACCAATGACGTCAGGTTTACCCGCATACAGATAATGGGGATGATAAAGTATAATTTGGCCCTCCCCTGCCTTAGGGTAGACGACTTTAAATTTAGTTTCGATGATAAATTTCTTGTATGCTTCAATATAACCCTCAATCTGTGGATCAACTGAATTCTCATCCAATTCACCCATGTCATAAAGTTCGCAGGCAAGGTCGATGATCCGTCCCCTCTCCAGATAGAACGGGTCAACCTTCCATCGGTCGTCAAGGATATTAAGGGCCTGAGTGACCGACAGAAGGCGACGGCCATCTAAAGTATAGGTATGTGTAGATTCATCGAGTTCAAGTTTGGGCATCAATTTTCCTTTTCGTACATTTCAGCAATTGTTAGGGCGAGTGTCGCAACCTGAACGGCCTCAGAAACGATTTTTTCTTTTGTGCCATTACGATATTCATATTCTCCAATCGCCTTGGCGACTGAACCTAATTCTTCTGCCGTATAGGTAAGCCATTCAAAGGCGGAATGAGTTTGTATTCCCCATTTTGCAAGCTGTCTGGATTTTTCATTAATTATTTTTTTGATAATCCAAGTATCATTTCTTAAACATTGATCAGTATATTCCTTCATTGAGCATTCTCCCCATCCCCTGGCGGCTGATCGACATAACTTAGCCCATCCTCAATGATCGTGTTGCCGTATGGGCCTTTCTCAAATTCAACCAGAAGCGCCATACCCATTCCCTTTTCCTTATTGGCGATCTTCATAAGCGATTCAGAAAAAGTCCGGTATTCAATCCCAGTATCGCTCGTGATGATGTAAAGGGGAGACTTCATAACTGTGCCATCCTTTTTCTTGGTCTGTGTGGTGACGTTCTTGACGATGATCATGGCACTTTCTGGTTTGGGTTTGTCCTTTCCCTCGGGCTGCGGGGAAGTCTTCTTTTGAGGTTCTTTTATCGGTTGCTTCCCATTGGCCCCTAATTCCATGCCATCCGGTAGATCTTCGAGATCCTGGTCAAAAATGTCTGACGCCGAGAGTACCGTGAGGGTCATATCCACAAGACTTCTCTTTTTTGCCATCTTCAAAATAGTATTGGCAATGTCGATAGGATTCATCCTGACCTGCTTCTGTTGGTATGCCTTCCCTTCCGCCTTCTTCCATACTATCCTTTTGCGGTCGCTCACCGTTTCATCAAATTCCTCATCACAAACAGGCTTCCTCCATTTGTATTTTTCCTCGTTAGATGAGCATTCACCCAGACCGGTTCCCAGGGGATCTCCTGTCATTTGACGATATCCTTGAACCAAAACTCGGTAACGGATCTCATCCTCGGTCGAAAGATCAGTGATTCTGCCTTCCGGGTCCACTCCGATATGAAAGGTAGACAAAAGTTTCTCTGCTCCTGGCTTATAAAGTGTCGGTTTTGCCGTTCCTGGAATCTTTCCATAATGAACATCTTTCACCATGACGGCTTCCATGACTTCCTGAATAAGTTTGACTTGAGCCACGATTTCTGCCGCCGTCAAAGGCTTTCGTTCTTTTCTAACCATCAATTCGTTTTCCATTACCATATCATTCCCTCCTTTCATCTTTCCGTATATTCTGTTGTTATACACATTTAATGTTTAGTTTTTTCAAAAGTGAGTTAGCATTCCGAAGTTCCTTGTCAATCACAGCATCTCCACAATGACCATATTTCTCCTTCTCGCCAACTATTTCTCTTAACGCCTCTTCTATGTCCTCTGTCGCATTCATGTGTTTTTCTGCCAATGCAAGAAGTCCCACTATTTGTAAATATTCTTTTTTAGTGATTTTCGTTTTCATCATTTCCTCCCTTTCCCAATAATTTCGTGACAAGCCAGGCATTCTTTAGTATGGACAGAAGTAGGGTAATTATGATCACAATCTTCTATTACTGCTTTTCTCCACCATCCTGAAATATACACGCATGCCACACCCTTCTTTAGCCATTCGCAATTTCTCTTACCGCAATGTAGGCGGCAAAGGTCTTTTAAGGTTGGAAGGGTTAGGGCTCCGATCATGTTATGCATCCATCCTAAAAATCCAGAAGAGTAGTCGGAAGATCCAGTAAAATATGTATCCCACGACACAAGCGCCAAGGAAGATGAGGATGATTATAAAAATGGATTCAGGCATTCCTAAGACGGCTTGAAGGCCTTGCTCGGGTTGCCAGGGAATATTCATCTTACACCTCCCCTTCGGATATATTCAACCACTCTAAATCTGTTTTTAGTCCAACAATCTGATCCGGTTCGGAAAAGAAATCTTTGTATTTCCCTTTTGATTTTATGGGCATCATAGTAATTGGTATATGCAAATTGTTTCTGTGCAAAATCGCAGTTAGCCCATTCATCATCACCAAATTGACATTCTATTACCCATAATCTTTTCATCTCACACCTCCGCCGGCTCGATAAACTTTTCCTTCCTCACCGGATCACCGTGGACATGCGATCCTTTAGGTAGCAGTTTTCTTATCAGCCACAGCCTCCATCCAATCTTTTTCTTCGGCTTTCTTCTCATTTTGTCCCCCATTGTTCAGCCATTGCTTGAGCAATTCCAGTATAGGTTCTACTTCTGTTCTTCCATCTATCTGGAGATGGAGATTCTTTCCACACCCTGCTTTCTCTACCATTAACAATTTTTGTAGGTTTTAATTTAGGAAGATTTTTTAACCATAAACAAGTCGCCTTAGTTTCACCGTGTCCAAACATCCAAGGTTGGATTATCTGATCTGGTTTCCTGATCTTTGTTGAAATTATCCCTATTGGATTTTCTATACAAATTTTAGGAATAGGAGAATCCATAAGGGCTTTTACAAAAGCCAATGCCCACAATTGTTCATCACTCTTATCTTTAAACCACCTTGCCCCGCTTACTGCCAGATGGGTACAGGGAGGAAAGGCAATCATCATATCCCAAATTGTATCATCAGATATATTAAGAACATTATCCTGAATATGATTTCCATTCGTTTCTGATAGCAATAAATCGCAACTCCAAGCATCATGCCCCCTTGCAGTAAAAGCATCCCTTACTATTCCAGAAAATTCACAGGCTATCAGAACTTTCATTTCCCGTTCTCTCTTTTCCTCTTAATCACCTTCCAAACATATTTGACCTGTGCAGTACATTTGAGATCAACCAAGTATGGACATTTCTTTAGGGTACAGACTTCATCGCTGAGTTTGAATTTTTGACTTGATTTCTCGCAGAGGAAATATGGCATGAGATTACCCCTTTCTAACCCCCTCATCCCTTATGGGCTTGGCCTTCCCTTGTGCCAATTGGCTCAGGAGTTACTGACCGGTAGAGGATGGTCACAGACATTGCTCCCCTTTATAACGCGCCCTGCTGTCTCTGTGGTGAGGCACCGGCCATTTTCAAAGAACTACTACCTACCCCGAGTCTATCGCTAACTCTCCGTCACGGACCGCCTGCGGGTTTCCCGATTAACGGGAATGACCGACCTATGGAGTCTCAGGAAAGATGGGATTCATTTCCGTTTTCTGCACCAGTCTATTAAACACCCAATGCAACAAAATATTTGCATCGCTACTTGAAATGGGTAAATCGAAGATTCCCCCCAAACCATTTCGTGATAAGATATTTTCCAAAACATCCCATGACCTTTATTTGTAGTTGGAGGATCGTAAGTAATTTCCTGTTGACATTGATGACATCTCATTCAAGTTTCTCCTAATTGGGCAGAAGATCATTTATCTCCTTTATCGCATCATCCATCCGGCCTGAGGCCTCCGGGAAGCCGCCATAACAAGTGGTATGGCCCTGATATACAATATACCAGAGCCAGTCAATTTGATCATAAACGCATTCAACCCGATTATGATTGAGTTCATAAGACATGACTGAGATCTTGGGATTCGATTTCATGGTTTTCATCTTAAATAACTTTTTCGGAAATGTCAAGAAGTATTTTCTTGTTTAACCTGTTTTTCTTTTCACAATAGGTTCTCCACCTAAAAAACACTTGACAAAAAGAAAATACTTCTATAATCTGTTTCTCAATGGAAAAGAAACTTAAATCCGTTGGTATAGAATCGCCCAAAGAACTTTCCAGAATTATAGGTGGTCATCCCGATCTTGCCTACAAGATATGGCGAGGGGACGCCAAGCTTTCTAAGAAGAGGGCGATTTTAATCAAACAGCATACCGGGGCCTCACTGGACTACCTGTTGGGGTAGATCCCGGATAAGGATACCCATTGGGTAAAGCTCCTGCATTCCAACTTTATGCTTCTGACTTTTATATGGATACGGCTGGCTGGACAGTAGCACAGGTAGGCGCTTATGCGAGGCTCTTAATGTATGAATGGGTAAATGGTCCGATACCTTGTGACATGGCTTCTCTTTCAAGAATAGCGGGAATTTCCGATACACGAACGATGTATAAAATGTGGTCAGGGACCGTGGGAAAAAAGTTCATATCGAACGGTGGAAATTTACTATTTAATAAAAGGTTGGAAGAGGAAAGGGAAAAACAAGCTAAATATGCAGAATTACAATCACAAAAAGGGATATATGGTAATAGAAAAAGGTGGAAAGATCATATCGCCGGTGCGATCCCTGTGCGATTGCCGGAAGATCGCTCTTCATCTTCTTCTTCATCTTCTAATAAAGAAAAGAAATATATAAAGAAAAGAAAATTATCCGATGAAGAATGGATTGAGGAAATTAAAAAGCTCAATTCCTGGATAGATTGGGATCAATTAAATAAAGAAATGGATACTTGGCTTTTAAATAATCCAAAAAGACAAAAGACAAGGCGATTCATAACGAATTGGATTCTTAATAAGCAAAAAGACAAACCCATTCAAATTCCAAAATCCATTAAACCAATCGAACCCGTCAAGTATCTTGATAGGGATGGGACTATAGGAGAGTGGAATGCCAAACAACCGCGCTAAAGGTTTAATCTTCTGTCGCGAGGTAAAGAAGATCCTTGAGGGTATCGGTCATCAAGTAGAGGGTCCGGGTTATACGACGGCCTTTTTTGGAGGTAAAACCAATGCGATACATAAGGATTACTTTTCTGTCTTTGATCTTATTTCTTTCTTTGAAGGCGGATATTTTTTCCACCAAGTTAGCGATCTGGGCCATAAGTCTGAGAAAATCAAGACTATCCAAGCCAAAGGAATGCCGGGCTGGGTCTGGTCCCGGGTATCCAATGGTCGGGTATTCTATCGCGTATTTATTGTCAAGAACTCGGGCGCCGTCGAAGAAGCGGAGATCAGATGGAAAGCCTAAAGACCCTTGGTGGTGGGATAAGGGCTGGAGGATACAATAAAGTCTTGTTTAAGGGGCATCCAGTAAGCTCACAGGCTTATATTTGGAGGTTAGATGAATAAGAAATGCCTCTGGTGTAATGGTACAATTGGGAATGAAAGGCGCTGTCTGCATTGCGGAAGAAGCGATGACTTCGAGTATGAGTCAAAGGTTAAGGCCAAACAGGACCAGCATAATATCCTTGAGCCTGAACATGGTCCACTCTGGAAAGGCAAAGGACATGAGGCTGGATACCAAAGGAAGAAAAGAGTACATAAAGGAGCGAATAGGAGAAGGATTAAATCCGGCTCAAAAGCCAAAGCCAAATAGCCATATAGCCTAAGATAAAAAATGCCTGTTTCATAGTTTCTCCTTCATTTCAGGATGTCCACAACAAGGGCAAGGATATCCTTGGCGATGATAGGTTGAATGATAATTACATTTAGGACAATACCAAACTTGCTTTTTCATTTCAAATCCTTTCTCCCCGTCATGCCGATAGGTCAGCGACTAATTAAGGTTGGATATCTATTCTTGAGATAATTTTTACACGATATCGCCACACCAAACCAGCATAGGCTATAACTTCTAAGTTACTCCAGGACGATTTACAGGATATGATATGTTTTGTTCCGTCTATCGCCTCTACTTCAGCTATTTGATCCCACATCTTCATTCTCCTTTCAAAAAAAGGGCATCCAATAGATTTGAGGCCCTAATTATATGAATTATTTAGATCCTGGATTGCTTCTTCCAATTCAATTAATAAATTATTTGGGGATTCTAAATATAACTGGTCCCACCATTCTTTAAGATGCAACTTGCTATGTTCTGAATTGGTTAATGGCTTGAGATTAGAAATGTCATTGTCAAAAGGATTGCCGTTGATATGATGGACACAAATATTATTTGGTAATTCATAACCCAAAGCCTTCTCTAATTTGACTCTGGCAATTTGCCTTGACCTACAGGCACTAATAAACCCATCTTTAGGCTTTCTTCCCATCTTCCGTATCCTTAATCCAATTTCTTAATAATTTTTCTATTAAATTTTTAATAGATATTCCCTTTAATGCGGCCTTACCTTTAACTGCCCTCCAGAGTGCATCATCCTCAATTTTTAACGTGTAGGCTTTCATCGAATCACCCCCTTTCAAAACTAACATAACAAAAGTAATTCAGGTTGTCAAGGTTTATTTTGTTGTTTTAGATGTTTATCTTTTCACAAACCATTCTTAAATGAATCACGCACACACCTGAATGTATAAATATACAACTTACAATCCACCAATATCATTATCCTCTGCTGATTTATCTTGACATCTTTTCCAATCTGTGTATATATTCCTATTTATTGATTCGCAAGCAGCTAAAAAAAGAACGAGCTCCAGGGATGAAATAAAGGATCCATTCCCGAAGTGACTTACAATACACTCAATAAGGACTGAATGGATAAACAAACTCAAGCCGTAATAAAAATAGATCAATCAATCACATCTCCGCAATTAAAACGCATAACCAAACCAAATAAACTGAACCCACAAAAAGTTAAAGCCCTCGCAATGGCTGGTGTCTCAAATGCAGATATCGCCCAACACCAAGACGTTAACCCCTCAACAATATGGAGATTCCTTAAAAGAAGTAATATAGAAGCTAAAGATATAAATTACTACACAGCTCATAGATCAGAGATATTAAAAATTATCCAATGTAATGACTTAGAACTTCATAATAGATTGGTTAAGAGCTATTTGGATAGGAATAAAGAGTCAATCAATGCAATGGGTGACCAAGCAAAAATTGGCCTTATCAATGTTCTGAATAACTCTTTTGGCACTAAATATGATAAAGAACGCTTGGAAGAGGGCAAATCAACATCGATAGTCTTCTACGCTGACCTGATTAAGGCAAAGCAGATAGTAGATCAAGAGATCCAGGAGGCAGAAGTAGTTGACAATATGTCCAGTAATGAGGGTAAAACAGGGATTTGACTTATTGTTATAGCTGATTCACAAGGTTTGTAATGACTAACCTATTGAATTCATTAGCACCTACGAGCGTTATGTCTGATAATATATGTTACGTAAACCTTAAGATTCACAATGTAGGGAGGGTAAAATGATTCCCGGGACCCCCCCGGGCCCCCCTCGACCGGGATTCTGGGATATCGATGTATATGGCTCCTGGGTACGAAAATATAAAGGGGTTTTATGGGTATTGAATTAGCAAGGGCGATAACAACTGGTTGTATTTGGATTGCAGCGGCGATATCGTGTAAGTGGCTTGGGGGTTTAGGACTATTCGCCTTTCTATTTGCTGCATTTGGAACAATTATGATTTGGGGAAGGTGGTAGGTTATGACTCCTGGCAACTGTCGTACTTGTAGATATTGGGTACAGCCTGACGAGAAGGTGGATGAGGGGTTCTGCCATAAGGACCCTCCTCGGGTGTTTCCCTATATGGCTCCTGGGCCATTGGCGGGGCAAGGACAGATGAGGCTTCAGAGCTTCTTCCCTCCGGTGAGCGGGGGGACTTCGTGTTGGAAGTGGAGTGTGGATGAGAAAACCCAGAAAAACTGAGGTTGTTCCCGATACCAAGAATCCCCGCCTTGCGGAACTTTATAAGAAGAGGGCGGAATACGACAGGCAGTTGTCCGGGGTGGATGTGCCAAAGTATATTGAGGAAAATAGGATTCATTTTTTCAAGCCGATCAGGAGTATTTTATGTAAGAAATGCGGAATCGAGATGGTTTATGATTGGGCAAAGTTTTATAAAGGCAACAACTTTGCATGGGAATGTCCCAAATGTGGGTGGACAGATGATGAAAAACCTCCTCACCAAAGTAAAATTTTGGAATATCTTCATGCTGGAAAGAAAACCATAACGCTTCAGGGAGCGAATCAAATTGGAAAGACCGTCTTGGGAAGTGTGATTGTCGGGAGTTTTTGTTTAGGGATCCAGCCTTGGGACAAGAAAGAAACAGTATTCGGAAGAAAGTCGGTAAGGGGCAGGATTCTATGTTCGGATTGGGAGAAACACGCGGCTACGGTCATTGTTCCTGAATTGCAAACGTGGATACCCAAAGGCCAATATAAGACCTCTAAGAACAATGTGGGGGTAGAGTATTTTTGGGAATTTAAGAACGGATCCAGTCTGGAATTGATAACGAATAAGCAGGATACGAGAGACCATGAGGGTTGGAAGGGAGACTTTATATGGGCGGATGAGCCCCCGGAGAGAGATAAGTATGTAGCAAATAAAAGAGGACTCATCGCTTCAAACGGCATTTTTATTCTCACCATGACAGCAGTGAAAGAATCATGGATTTTAGATGAAATTGTTCTTAATCGCGATCCTTCATTTGCGAGCGTTACCGAAATTCCGATTAGAGCCAATCCATACTTGACCGAAGAAGGGATACATTCTTTTGAGGTATCTTTAAGTAAATCCGAGATAGTAGCCCGAATCCAAGGGGGATGGCTAAACCTGGAAGGGCGTGTTTGGCCTTCGTTCAATCCCGACATCCACATCATTGACCCCTTCGACATCCCTACCGACTGGCCTGTGGTTCCCATGATTGATCACCATCCTTCACGTCCCAATGCCATATCCTACTATGCCGTCGATCCTTTTGACAGGATCTACGCCATTGACGAAACCTGGGGGCATATGTCACCGGAACAGGAGGCGGACGATATCATCCGCCATCAGACCCGCAATGCCTGGAGGATAAAAGAAGTTTTCATTGATCCTTTGTCGAAGGGGGACATGGCCTATATCAAGAACAGGGGCCTCGATATTCCCGATACCTTCACGGTCCTAAAGGAAAGACTTTGGAGACATGGAATAGACCTCTTCGTTGCGAGTAAGGATAAAGACTCCGGGATCAGGAACGTCGAGAAGATGCTGGAGGGACCCAACAAAACCCCGACCCTTTTCTTCTTTCGAAGTTTGGACAAGATCGAGAAGGAGGGCCATATCTGGGAGATCCAGCGCTGGACTTATGATGACAATAACAAACCCCGGGACGAGAACGATCACTTTATGGAGAATCTTTACCGAGTTACTTTAACCGGAGTGAAATACAGCAAACCCAGAAGGGATGGTGAGAATCTAAAATCTGAGACGGAGTTTAACGTATTTCAACCCGGGTACGGGATAAGGGAAAGCGAGACGGAGTTTAATGTCTGGAGGTAGGAATGTATTATATAGTTATTGATATTGGTTGTCTTGAATGTGGAGAATCTTCTATGGTTATAGGAATTTTTACTGGAATCGAGAAAGCTAAAGAAGCTAAATTAAATCACAAATCAAAGGCACATAATGTTGTTGAGATTTATAGTATTCCCAGGTTGGATGAAATAGTAAATATTGAGGAAGAAATTTGAGGTAGAATATGCCACTTACAAAAAAAGGTAAGAAGATAAAAAAATCCATGAGAGCCAGTTATGGAAAGAAAAAAGGGGAGCAAGTATTCTGGGCCTCGAAGAATAAAGGAACCATCAAAGGTGTGGATTGGGGCGATTAGTTTTAATCGTATTCTTAATGATTTTCATAGCGGGGTGCTCAATGGGTAAAGTAACAGCTAAAATAATGCGTGACGCAAAGGAGGCGAGGACGATGGGAGATGCTGGGGTTGATGGTGGAAGTGAAAGTGGAGGAATGTTTAATGTTGATGAAAGTTATCCTGGGGGTGCACCTGCTGCTGAATTTAATCCAGAAGTAGGAAGGTTTGAAACAAATCTTCCGGCCGATAAGGTGCCCGGTACTCCAGCTCCCGAAGGAACTGTCTCTCCTGCTGGCGGTGCCGCAGCCGTAGAGCTTCCCACGCCCCGGGCCTGGGAAGCGACCATAGAGAGTGCAACCGTGAAAGGCAAAGAGGAACCTGCGATCAGTAGGAAGAAAAGGAGACGTAGCCTTCTCACCGAGGAAGAGGGTGGAGTTCTTGGGACTGCACCTATTTACCGAAGAAGCATTTTGGGCCGGTGAATTAATGTTAACTGACGAAGAAATCAAGTTTCACATTGACCGAAATGAAGATTTGAAATCCATCCGTCTTCTTTATGAACCCCTTTGGGAAGAGATAGCGGAATATCAATTTACTCGTAGAGTCGGTATTGGATACACACTTACTCCCGGACAGAAACAGACTACATACCAATACGATTCTACCGCTGAACATTGCATCAATCTTCTTGCGGCTTCAATGCACGGAACACTCACTCCTTCTTCTTCTATCTGGTCTTCCTTCAAACTTAGAGACGATAGACTTAATCGGATGAAGGAGGTCATGGATTGGGTTGAGGCATGTGCGAATATTATGAGTGTCGCACGACACCAATCCAATTTCAACTCTGAAATCCATGAAGGATATCTTGACATGGTAGGATTTGGACAATGTTGTGTTTTTGTCGAAGAAAAACAGATTTTTTATCCTGGATTCAATGGTCTTCAGTACAAATCTCTTTCAAATTCCGAATACTGCACTTCCGAAAATGCAGAAGGAAAGGTTGATACTCTTTATAGGGAATTTGAACTTTCGGCAAGGGCGGCAGTCAAAAAATGGGGAGAGAAAAAACTCGGAGAGAAAATAACTAAACAGGTTGACAAGAAACCATTTGACAAATTTAAATTTATCCATTGTGTGTATCCGAAGGAAATGGAATTTCAAAGAATGGATGGAACAAAACAATTTGTCTCTTACTATATCGGTGTCGATGACAAGAATGTAGTCTCTGAGGCCGGTTATTATGAGTTCCCTTTCATTGTTCCACGTTGGTCAAAACGCTCAGATGAAGATTACGGTAGGGGACGGGGACATACGGCTTCGCCCGATGTTAAGAGTTTAAACAAACTTAAAGAACTGGGTCTAAAGTCATTGGCGAAAGATGTCGATCCAGCCACGTTTGAGAAAGATGGCGGAGTCATTGGGTCTCTGAAGTTATGGCCGGGTGGCCGGAATATTGCCCGTGATAAAGATTCGATCTGGACACTCGATCGTAAGGCTCGGCACGATCTTACTCAATTAAATGTAGTTGACTTACGCCAATCTATTAAAGAGATTTTTAGTTGCGATCAATTAAGTCTACCTGAAAAATCTGACATGAGGGAAATGGAAGTGGCCGTGAGATATGAGCTCATGCAGAGAATTTTGGGACCCACTCTTGGAAGATTTGAGGGGGAAGGGTTGAATCCTCTTATCGAAAGAGAATTTGGGATTATGATGAGGGCAACTTCCGGGAAGTATCAGGTTCTTCCTCCTCCCCCTCCGATTCTTGCACGCATGGGCGTGAGAGACATAGATATTGAATATGAGGGACCCCTGGCGAAGTCCCAGAGACAGGCAGAAGTAACGAGGATGCAGAAGGTGATTCAAGTTGCCGCTCAGATTGCCCCTGCTTATCCAGAAATTTTCGATAACTTTGACGGCGATGAAGTAATGAGGCACACCGCAGAAGTGGAAGGGATGCCTTCTAAGACAATGAGATCAGTAGAAGAGAGGGATGTAATCAGGAAAGACAGGGCAAAGGCACAGGCGGAAGAAAAGAAGAAACAAGACCTCGAACGACTTGCCGCAGGAATTAAGGACGTGGCGCCGGCCGGGAGAATGTTGATGGAGCAAATGGCAGGTGGAGAGAAAACCGCTCAAGGTTAATCAGGCCCAACTGGAGATGATCCATGATTATGCGATCACCTTTACCTCTTCTTCCGGGGAAAGAGTGTTGGAGGATCTTGAGGCAGAATACGGCGGAGAGTGTTATGTGAGGGGGGATTTATATGAAACTCTTCATCGAAGTTCGAATAGAGATTTACTTGAAAGAATCAAAGAAATGTTGAGAAGGGCAGAAAGTGGTCTTGAAGTAGAAGAAGAACAAAAGGAGGAATGAAATGCTTAGATCAGAACTTGTTGAGGCGATTAATATTTTAAGAAGTACGATTAGACCCTTGGTTTCCCAAATGCCAAGGGCTCCCTTTCAAGGGGATGCCGCAGGACTACATGGTCTTGGGTATAATTATGCAGATGGGCAACAGATTGCTACAATTATGGGCTTAAAAGCCACCCGTCTTGCTGCACTCGGTGATACTGAATATATATATCATGGGGTTAGGGCTGTAATGGCTGGGGGGACAACTAACGGCAATAAGATCATTGCTGGGTTGCCATCTACCGTTGGATTGGTCGTTGGTATGGCAATCACTGGAACAGGGGTGGGAGCCGGTTCTGTTATTGCCACCATTGATAGTTCAGTCCAGGTTACTGGCACGGTCAACTCCACTGCTACGGCGACTGTCACTATCACGTTTGCAATATAAGGAGGTTTTATGTATATGACTTTCAGAGAAGTCGTACTGTTGGGGAAAAAACTAAAAAAACTTTCAAACCTTGAACTTATTCAACTAAAGGACGATCCAAAATTAACAATAAAGGAATATGAAATAGTTCAAGATGAAATTTTAAGAAGAATAAAATAAAGGAGGTAATTTTATGGGAGAAGAAGTTGTAACGGCAGGGAGTCAGGGAACCCTTCCTTTGGGAGAGGGAACCGGATCTGCGGGTATTGATTGGTCGAAGGGGGGAGCCGAACATTTTCAGGGGTTCAAAGAATCCTTGGGAGATCTCGGCAAAGACAAATCCCTTGAACCGATCAAGGATTTTCACGGACTGACAAAGAGTTTCATTAATAGTCAGAAAATGATTGGGGGTTCAATCCAACTTCCAGCGAAGGATGCGAAACCAGAGGATAGGGATAGGGCGGTCAAGGATATTCTCGGAAAACTCAGGGCGAATGGGGTTCTTGAGAATGTTCCAGAATCCCCAGATAAGTATGATATCAAGATGCCGACGATTGAGGGGTTCAAGGCTAATGAGCCACTTGTGAATTCTTTTAAACAAACTGCTCACAAGTTAGGGGTTGCTCCCTCGGTTGCACAGGGACTTTTTGACTGGTATCTGAATTTTCAAGAAGAATCTGACAGACAGGAACAAACTGCATTTGAAACGATGAAACAGGGAATGAAGAAGGAATTTGGTGGTCTTTATACCCGGAAGATGGAAGCCGCAAGGAGAGCGGCGGCAAAGTATCTCGGTGTGGACGGGGATGAGATTATGAGTCAACTTCCTCCAGCGATCGGGAAAAGATTGGTCATGGCCTTTGCTGAGATAGGAGATCCTCTTCTTGAAGATGATTTGATAACTGGAGGGATCCCGGGAGTGATCACCAAAGAGCAGGTGAAGGGCAAGATTGATGCCATGATGAATGATCCGAAACATCCCATTAACGACATCAGCCATCGGCAGCACAAAGAGGCCGTTGAGGAATATACCCAATTACAACAGCAATTCATTCGCTTAGGAGGTAAATAAACCATGCAAACCGAAGCGATGAGCAAGAAAGACTGGGACAGAGCGGAGAAGGGATTGCCACCCCTAAAGGTTGAGAAAATTAAGAGATCTGAACCTGAAAGGCCAAAGATCGAAAATGAAATAAAGCTTGATGATATTCCAATCAACGATTTTGTAGAGTTGGAATATGCCCGAAGAAAAACAATCCAAAATACAGAAGGTGTCAGGTTCATTGGATACGAAGTTAGTATGGTTCTCGGCTTTAAAAGAAAACAAGGTAGGCCTAAAGAATCAGAAAAAGAACAGATTTCAGGTGAACCTAAAATTCTATCAGGATGGATGGGTGAAGGAGATTTTCTTTCCTTGGTTAGAACGTGCAGAAAGAAGATAAACCAACAAGTTATTAATTGGTAAATTATAAAAGAGTCCGGGAGCCCGAAAGGGTCGGCTGACAGCCCGAAAGAAGGCGGTTGGGGCCACCTCAAGGCCAAGGAGAATCCGAAAAGGTCGGGCAGTTCTTCGATAAATCTCAAACTAAAAATTTGGGTTTAAAAGGAGAACTGTCATGGCTGAAACAATCACCGAACTTTACGTTCAACAGTACCAGAACACAATGCGCTTGCTATGCCAGCAAGCGGATTCCCGCCTCGAAGGAACCACAATCCCTCCTATAAAAATGGAAGGTGAATACCTTTATTGGGAAAGTCTTGCTGCAACTGAAGCTATTCCCATGGGTGCCCGCCACGGAAATACACCTAATATCGAACCAGAACATGCAAGAAGGAGATGCCCCTCGGAAGGTTATGTCTGGGCTACATTGCTTGACAGAATAGATGCGGCCAGGATGCTTGTTGATCCCAAGGGGCAATATCAGCAAGCCGCCAAAAATGCAATGAATAGGAGAAAAGATAGGCTTATTCTTGCGGCACTTGGGGGAAATACGTTTGTAGGAGCTGCGGGTACAGCTTTGGCTCTTCCCCCCGCTCAACATATTATTGCGGGTGGAGTTGGGATGACCGTTGCTAAACTCTTGAACGCCAAACAGCTTCTTGATGAAGCGGAAGCTCCGATAGAAAATAGGTACTTTGTTCATACGTCTGAAGACCTTATTGATCTGTTGGGAACCGTCGAAGCGACAAGCGCAGATTATAACACCGTAAGAACACTTGTTTCCGGTCAGATTGATACCTTCCTGGGATTCAAGTTCATCCAGACGGAATTGATCTATCAGGAAAACGGTTCTGTTCCGGCAGCCTGGTTTTCTTATGCCTACTGCAAAGGAGCAATTGGGTACGGGAATATCCAAGATATTACGGTAAGGTTGACAGAAGAATCAACCAAGAATTTTTCTTGGCAGCCATATGTGTCCATGGATATGGGCGCGATTCGTGTAGAAGATGCAATGGTTGTTGAAATTGCATGCGTGTAGAAGTGTAAAGGTAGTTAGACTATAACCCTCCCGGGTAATCCCTCGGAACATGGAGGGAACCCCGGGACCTAAGTTCTCCGGGTGAGTTGAGAACAAAAAAAGGAGAAAAAC